TTTGTAGCATTTGGACCCTGCCAAGTGCCGTAAGTGCCGTCTGTTCTAAGTACACCAGCAAAACAACTACTAGTTGCGCCGTTGTATCGTGCGATGCCCTGATAAGTAACCGAAGCCGAAGTGTCTAGTAGGTTCATAATGCCAATGGTTGAGATACCCGTTGCGACATCTGCGTTAATGTTGATAGGTAACGAGATAGAGATACTACCTGTCACGGCAGAAGTTGAACCCAAAGTAAACGACCCGTAATAATGCACAAAATTGTTGACCCGACAGTACGCCCCTGAAGTTGTGCCATTACCTGCCGTAACATTCAGAAAAGTTGGCGTGTGGGCCGTGTAGGTGCCAATGACCGTGTTGCCGATAGCCAACTTTGTTTGGACTGCCTCCATAGCGTCGTTGATGTCGGCGTGCTGTCCAGCGTGCGACGGCGAAGTCAACAGACTGGAAGTCGTCGGATTAGTAAACGCATCAAGCGTTGTGGGATAAGTACTAGCCATAATTTACCAACCTAATCTTGAGCCGTTTTCGACAAGAGCGTCGTTATATATCCAACCTGCTTCATCGTACACAATTTCAGGCTGGTTGTAAGTAATACCATCGCCACCCAAAATTCCTGATGTAGTGCTGTCCAAAATAAACAAATTATAAAAAAACGCTGGCGAAAAATAGAAGGTGTAACTGGTTCTGCCCGGCACACCACTAAAACTGTAACCCTCAGCAACGACATTGGTTGCGGTATCGCTACCATCGCCGGGTACACGCCAAGTTAAAACGGACGCAAAATCGTAAAAAAAACGAATGTTATAAATAAAGTCCCTAATGGCTGTGTCGTTTGCGGTTGCGTCGTCAAAGTCAACCTCAAATCTCAGTGTTGTCGGGTCGCCTTGGGTGTAACTAATCCATGACGCGAGGCCTGTTGCTTGGGTGCTGCTAAAGTCTGCTGATTCAAACGAGAACCCTGCTATGCCGTTATCTGTTTGACTGTCTGTGTTGTTTGCAAATACGGGTGCTAACGCGTTTCCAGATGCGTCGGAGTAACTGACGGTCACTTGGTTGTAAAAGTTGTCTAATGCGTTTGCTCGTCTCAGTTCTGTGTAGGCGATTGAAATCGTTGACGATGTTGTTCTGTGCAAATTGACAATGTTGTAATCCAACATTTCACTACGAGCCAAGAACAATATCCCGCCTGACTGCGCCAACAATGCGCCTCGTTCTGTGTTGTTTAAAAGGTTGAGACGGTTCAAGATTGTGCCGTTGTACAGGGTCACGGCTTGAGCCGTAGAACTGCCCGTGCCGACTCTGGAGACTTCAGGTGTTTTGAGTCCTGTAAATGCTTCGTTTGATCTTTCAGCCTGATTAGTTGTTGATTGTTGGCTGTAACCAGCAAAGTCTTGCAGTGTAAACTTGCCCGCCCTAGTGATTTCGTCTTGGCAAGTAATCGTTGCTGTTGACATTCCAACATTGCCCGGGTAATCCGTGTATGTGACACCTATGACTGTTCCCCATGCAAGATCAACACCAGTTGAAAACACGATTCGGACTTCAAGGCCTCGAGTAAAGTTAGCGGATTCGTTTGCTTGGTTTTTGATGGTAATTTGAAATGTCCCACCGCTGTAGTTGTCCAAATAGTTCCGTCGTCCTGCGTTGCCACTAAACGAGATCACTGAGTTAGTAAAGTCTGTGCCACCAGCTCCCCGTCTAAATACCCATGCTTCTGCGCTCATTGAACACTCACAGGGAGTCTCCCGACATTGCGGTTGTATGCCTGTAGTGCGCGCACTACCTCGTTGGGGTCTGCGCCTTGGACAGTAATGTTTATCGTGTTGCCACCCATAGCGCCGTTCGGCGTAATGTTCCCAGACGACGACGGTGTAAACAACTCGGGCCCACGCTCACCCACAAGATAAGAACTACCGCCCATGACCGGGCCACCGTTAGCACGGAACTGTAAACCTGAAAGGTCTATAGTGGTGGCGCCTGCCATAGCCGCAAAAGGGTCACTCACATTTGCGTACGTCTTTTGAAATGCTTTAATTTGCGCTATGAGAGCCAAGGCGCCTTCTAGGTCGCCTTTGTCTACAAGGACTTTGACCTGATGCGACGAAATGTCATCCATGTCTAACGCAAGATTCATTATGTCTGTCGTGGCTAAAAGCAGCTGCTCACGATAGGCCGCTATGTCCTGAGTCGAGCCAGTAGTAAAAGCGTTAGCAGCTGCGGTACCGAGTTCGTCTAAAGAGGTTCGGGCGTTGTCAATAGCGACATCGGTTTCTAATGAACCGATTAAGTCTTTCCATTGTTCATCAACGTTTTTAATTTCTTTCCATGTGTCAATCAAAATATCTTTTAACGGCATCAGGCCGTCTTGTCGAGCCTGTTTGATTGATTCTTTAAAAGTGTCGGTGTCTTGTCGAGCGTCACGCATGTTGTCAGCAAATATCGGTAAGACTTCTTTTTCGTTTTTGAACAAATCAAACACAAAACCAGCGGCGTCCTTAACACCACCCAAAGCAGTTTTTGTTAGGGCAAGCGGAGTCAAGTTTTGTGACATCCAAGTAGCGCCTGGAATACTTTTAAAAATGTTGCGTACGCCTAGACCAGCGTTAATTACATCGCCTAAGCCACCCAAAGCAGGAACCAAAGATTCACCAATGGAGAGCGATAAGTCCTCTACTTTGTCTTTAAGGTTGTCTATGACTTCACGAAGTTCTTTAGCCTTTTCAAGTTCGTCAGGGTCAATAATTTTGGATTCTGATACACCGGCTAAAGATGCGTTGAGGTCGTCGGCCCCCATCTCAATAAGGGTTGACATTGACTGCCAGCCCTTGCCAAGCAGCTGTGCCGCTGTTCTGGCTTTTTCGGCTGGGTCCTTAATCTTTTTAAGGCGGTCAATAGTGTTTAAAAATGTTGCGTTGACGTCTAACGAACCGTCTTTAAGATATACAAGGTCAACGCCTAGGTCACGAACTTTGTCGGGGTCGGCACCGATCGTTTTGTTTAGGCGACCGATAGCACCCTCAACGGCGTCAATGGGGACCCCAATGTCTCCTGCTACTTCAATGTAGCGTGAAGCGTCTTGCATAGATAAACCTGTTGAGGTAGCAAACTTTTCTGCTTCTAACGCTAATTCTTTGAACGCATTAACACCGTCTAAAGCAAACTTGCCAAAAGCGATACCGCCAGCAATAGCAAAACTTGCGGCATTAGTAGCGACTGTATCCATAATGGATTTTGAGCCTGCTTGAAACTTTCCTAAACCACCTTCGGCGTCAGCAACAGAAGTCTTGAAATTACCGAACGCAATTTTGGCGTCCCTAATTCCTTTGTCTTGTAGGTCGGTAATGATTGGAATTCGAATAGCCATTAGAGCACCAAGGCCTTAGTTGTCGCTGAGATTCGTTTCATAACCTGATCTACCGACTGACGCATCTCGTCCTCAATACGGCCCTGGTTGTTTTCGTATGCCCGCCACATCACACGAGGCCTGGTAGACAAACCGTTTAACGCCCGACCTAAAGCGTTGTTACTGTTTAGACCGGCATAGTCAATCACTGAAGCGGCACCGTCTTTGTTAACAATAGTTAGTACGGCGTCTTTCTTTTTAGACAGTGAGGTTTCAATCTTTACGCCTTTAACTGCTTTGTCTTGCGAGTACGGGAACAGAGGTCGTCCACCTGGCGCCCAGGCACGACTTAGACCAGACGGAAACCCACCGTTATTTCTTGTTGCGTCCTGTGCCGGATACAAACTTTTAGCCTCATCAACGGCAACCTTAAGAATCTTTTTAGCGTCCTTAAAAAACTCTTTCTTGACTTCAGGCTTAATCTTTTGAAGGGCCTTCAAAGTGGACTCGAGTCCTTGGACTTGCATAGTCATTTTTGGCGCTCCTTCAGTATCTCAGCGACTGTCAGGAGGTCGTCAACATCAAAGTCTACATCATGCGGAAAGTAGCCCGTAATGACCAGCAGCTGTGCTAGGGAGTTGCGGAAACTTCCGCTGGGATAACTTTTCCCTGCTCACTCGTCACGATCGTAATGTCCTCAAGTTTGTTAACAAAAGACTCAAACTCTACAGGAATCGCTTGACCGTGTTCGGTCTGGACTTTGGCTGAGTGCCACGCCATGAACGCCATGTCCTCCATACCGAAATTATCGGCTAGGTCAGACGTTTTCATTTTGAATCGGCGCTCCCAGGCGACAAGCGTGGAAAGGGTGGTCGTGATTGTGGCGGGTCCGTAACCGATGTCAAATCGGATGGTTAGTTTCATGTCGGGTCCTTTGTTCGGGGTTTTAGATCAGGCTTCCGTGTAGGCGAACGTGCCACCCATGAAACTTACGGAGCAGGTCGTGAGGGCCCCGAGCGTATAGACCGGAGCCAAGGTCGGCAGGTAACTTCCGGTTAGGGTACCTAGCGGATTCGTTGGGCTGGCAGCACCTGACGCACCTTTAATGGTGATCGTGGTGATAACAGTGCCAACAAGAGCCTTCAATGTTGCGTAAGTTTCCGAGGCGGCAGTTGACCAATACAAGTCAAGTGTCAAAGTGTTGTTTTGCAAACCTGCAACATAAGCAACGGCAGTCGAGCCAAAAGCGTTTGCCTGCAACTCTGTAAATGTCTGCGTCAATGTTGCGGCGGTGCACTGATCGGAGATATCTACGGCTCCGATGGAGATGACTGGGTTAGAAAGATATGTGGAAGTTGCCATGACGGATCAATCCTTTTCGTTTTCGGTTGCGTCGGGCTTGATCGCTAATTTAGCACCCTTGGACGGGTGCGTGTCGGAACGCTGAATAAAGCCGCCAGCGATCAGCCAGGCGATGTCGTCGGACGGACTAGCGACAAACGCTGTGCCGATCTCGCCGACTCGACTTGAAGTAATGACATAACGATCCATAGTTTTATCCGTTCTGTGCTTGCATTGGAATGATGAGTTCGTAACCGGCGTACTCTGCTCCGCCAACAGTAACAACTTTGGGGTTGGCTGACATGACTGCCACATTTTTTAGGATTAGAGATGACGTCAGGTCAAGCAGCTGACGCAGGGCGTCTAGGTTGCCTGGCCCGTTGCTGATGAGTGTGACAGGAAAGGTCATTTTGACAATGTTGTAGTTAAACGATTCGATGGTCGGAGCATCAACAAAAGCGCAAGGTGGAGCGATATGGCGAGGATCGTTAACCACCCGCAGACCCGAAATAGTTTGGAGAGTAGTGACGAGATCATCTAGGGCCTCATTTAAGAAGTCGGTGTAAGCCATTTTAGGCAACCTGTGGTCTGCTGATGCCCAACAACTGTTTGACGATCCCTGAGAGCCCTACAACGGGCGCTGAGGCCATGTCTGTGAACGATGCGAATTGGTCAACTGACCCACGCTGGCGGTACAGGGCTGATCCATACATCAAAGTTCCCATGGTGACATCGCCGCCAGGCGAAGTTGTCAGCGAGTCAATGTAACCGGACTCTTGGCGACGGCGGTAACAAAACTCGTTTGTCGCTGCCGCACATTGCACCAAAAAAGCTGTTTCGTCGCCAGCTGTAGTAATTCCCAGATAAGTGGCAATTTGTGG